ATAGTTATGGCTGAAAGTTATCCACTTACATTTCCGACACAGACCGGCGTTGCAAGCGTTGAGATCACCGCGACTGATATTGTGTCGATCAGCGAAAGCCCATTCACACTAGCGCAGCAAGTTGTTCGGCACGCTGGCGCACGTTGGTCGGCAACGATCCGCATTCCGCCGGTAAAGCGTTCTGACAGCGAATATTGGAACAGTTTTTTACTGCGGCTGCGCGGTCAGTTTGGCACGTTCTTGTTGGGCGATCCTAATGCTGCAACGCCACGCGGATCAGCGGCATCTGCGGCTGGCACGCCGGTTGTTAATGGCGCAAGTCAAACCGGCAACGAACTTGCTATAGATGGCCTACCAACATCGGCGGTTGGGTATTTAAGGGCTGGCGATTATATCCAGCTTGGCAGCGCGTCAAGTGCGCGGCTTTATAAAGTGCTAGAAGATGTTGACACAAACGGCAGCGGTGAAGCCACGTTGAACTTGTGGCCGGATTTGCGTTCATCACCGGCTGATGGCGCAACTGTTGTTGTCAGCAACGCAAAAGGCGTTTTTCGGCTGGCAAGCAATGATGCCACTTGGACAATCAACAACGCTGGTTTTTATTCAATCAGCTTTGCAGCGGTTGAAGCACTATGACGCGCAGTGGTGTTCCATCCGAATTTACAACCGACAGCTTTACCGGCTTTTTGGCGGCTGAACTATTATTCGACAGCGGTGCGTTGCGTTTATGGAATGGTTACGGCGATCTGACAGTCGGCGGCGAAACATACACTGGCGGCGGCTCGCTGATTGGGATTTCAGCAATCGAAGAAGCTGCGGAGATTGGCGCAAAAGGCGCATCAATGTCATTGACCGGCATATCAAGCAGCATATTAAGCACAGCTTTGACCGAAAATTATCAGTATCGCATAGCAAATATTTATGTCGGCGCAATCACCAGCGGCACAGTTAGCAGCTACAAAGTGTTTTCTGGTCGGATGGATGTGATGACAATCGCTGAAGAAGGCGAGACTTGCACTATTACACTGACCGCCGAAAGCCGTTTGATTGATCTGGAACGGCCACGATTGCGCCGCTGGACAAGCGAAGATCAGAAAGCACTTGATGCAAATGATAAAGGGTTTGAGTTTATCAATTCATTGCAAGAGGCATCAATCAAATGGGGCGGCTAGTTGATTGGCCGACACGCTTGAACGATCATATCGAAGAATGGCGGCACAAAAAGTTTGAATGGGGCAAGGCAGATTGTGCCTTGTTTTGTTTATATGCTGAAAAGGCTATTTGCGGATCATCACGCTTTGATGATTTCATCGGCAAATATCGCTCCGCAGCGGGTTCTGCAAGGGCTTTGCTAAAGATAGGCGCGGGTGATCTTGCGGCCAGTGTCGGGGCTAGATTGCGCGAAATAAACCCATCTGAGGCGCAGCGGGGCGATGTTGCACTGATAGACACGCCACAAGGTGATGCGTTATCATTGGTGGTCGGCGATAAGGTTGCCGCTATGGGCAAAGATGGTTTGATTTTTCTGCCGTTAGACGCGGCCAAGAAAGCGTGGAAGGTGTAATATGCCACAAGCAGTCGTTCCAGCACTGATTGCAACAGCGGCAACAGTCGGCACAGCTTATGTTGCGGGTACTGTGGCAGCCGTCACCGCTTCTTATGTTATCGGCACGTTCGCGGTTAATCTTGCGCTAACTGCCGCATTCACGGCGCGATCATCAAATGCAACGCGCAAGCTGGTTTATGGTGAAACCCGTGTAGGCGGCACGTTTGCTTTTATTGAAGCGACTGACAATGACCAATATTTGCATTTGGTTATTGTTCTGTCGGCGCACGAATTAGAGCAATTCACCACAGTGTTTTTCAATGATGAGGCTTTGACGATAACCAGTAACAAGGTCACTAGCCCGTCAAAATATAACTTGCCAAATCCCTATAATATTCCAGCTAGTTTGGCTACTATTCATCCCGTGACTGTCGGCAGTACCAGCAATATCCCAGCAACTTTACTTTCACAAACAAGCTGGACAAGCAATCACACGCTGACAGATCAAGGCTATATCTATGTCAAACTAGAGTTTGATCCTGATGCTTTTCCAAACGGCTTGCCAAACATTAGCGCAAAGGTTAAGGGTCGGAAAATATATGATCCGCGCACATCAACAACTGCTTGGAGCGAAAACCCAGCTTTAATCATTCGCGATTATTTGACTGATACAGTTTACGGTTTAGGTGCAACCGCAGCGGAAATAGATGACACCAGCTTTATTGCAGCGGCTAATATCTGCGAAGAAAGCGTGACGTTATCTGGCGGCGGCACACAAGACCGCTATACGTTCAACGGCGTTGTTGATACGCAGAACACGCCGCGCAGCAATCTTGAACAAATGCTGACCGCGTTGAATGGTTCGCTTTATTATTCAAACGGCAAATGGTCGCTGCGTGCGGGTGCATATGTCACGCCAACTGTAACGCTAGATGAAGATGATTTTGCATCTGGTTTGACCGTTACCACCGCTATTTCGGCGCGTGACAGCTTCAACGCCATCAAGGGGCAGTTTATTAGCCCAGAAAGCGACTATCAAGCCACAGACTATCCTGCGATCACTAGCAGCACATTTGAAACCGAAGATGGCGGCGAACGCAGATATTTGAACCTTGATCTGCCTTTTACTGATAACGCGGCACGCGCACAACGTATTGCAAAGCAAATCCTATATAAAAACCGGCAGGAAATTGCATTACGCGCAAAATTCAAGATGAGTGCATTCCAGTTTCAAGTTGGCGACACTGTAATGATCACAAATGCGCGGCTTGGATTTACCAATAAAGTGTTTGAGATTGTTAGCTGGAAACTGAATTTTGGCACAACTGATGTAACTGTTGACTGCGAAATGGTTGAAACAAACAGCGCGGTTTATGATTGGTCGGCTGAAGAAAGTGATTTCCAGCAAGACAACACCACCTTGCCCGATCCGTTTAACATCCCAGCACCGACCATTTCACCATCCGACACGCTTGAACTGTTCAACCAGCAAGCCATATCGGTGCTGATTGCAGACGTTGAAAGCACAAGCATTTATGCGCGGCAGTTTGAGGTGCAAGCAAAGCTGTCAACAGAAACAGTTTATAAGTCGCTGGGCGTTGGTTCTGGCAACCGCTTCACGCTGGTCAATGTGCAGTCTGGCGGCACATATAATATTCGCGCAAGGTCAATCAACGCGCTGGGCGTGAAATCAGCGTGGGCAACGGCTAATCACACGATTGTCGGGCAAGCTGCGGCTGCGTCTGATGTGACCAATTTTAGCGTCAACATCATTGGCAAAAATGCTGATCTAAGCTGGACAGCATCAACAGATCAAGATTTGTCGCACTATATCATTCGGCATTCGCCATTGCTTACCGGCGCGACCTATAACAACGCGCAAACAATCGTCAAGAAAGTGCCACGCCCGACTAACACTGTCGTTGCGCCAGCACTGACCGGCACATATTTCATTAAGGCGGTCAACAAATTTGGCGTGCAAAGTGCCAACGCAGATAGCAGCTTGGCTTTGGTCGATCAAGTTGACGGCTTAAATCTGACCGATACAGTGTCAGAACATAGCGATTTTACCGGCACAAAGACCGATTGCGTTGTGATTGATGACGTTCTGCGGTTAGATACGACCAACCTGTTCGACAGCGTTGCCGGTAATTTTGACGATGCGACCGGCTTGTTTGGCGGTGGTTCTGGTTCTGGCTTTATTGCGTCAAGCGGCACATATGATTTTGCGAATATAATCAATCTTGGCGCGGTATTTACGGCGCAAGCCAGCGCAGTCTTGAAAGTGTCGCAGCTATCTATGCACACTGGAACGCCAGCAAGCGGCGCAACTGATGTTGATTTATATGTTAGCACTACGCAAGATGACCCGACTGGATCGCCAACGTGGACTTCTTACCGGCAGTTTGTGGTTGGAACCTATACAGCAAGGGCATTGCGGTTTAGGGCGGTTCTGACAAGCACTGACAGCGCAGAAACACCGGCTATCGAGGAACTGACCGCAGAAATGCGCTTGCCGACTAGAACGCAAAGCGATAACGATATTCAAAGCGGCGCGGGGGCGAAGGTTATCACGTTCACAACGCCATTCAAGGCACTCAATGCAGTGTCAATTTCGGTCGGGGATATGCAGTCGGGCGATTATTATGCTATAACTAGCAAGTCGGCATCTGGGTTCACAATTAATTTTTACAATAGCAGCAACGCAGCGGTTGATCGTTTATTTGATTATGTTGCAACGGGGTTTTAAATGTCACAACACGATTTCGATATTGCCAACCAGACTTTTCCCAGCTTTCGGTCAGATTTAAATGATGCGCTGCAAGCTGCGGCGACTATTAGCGCGGGTGCAACTGCACCGACAACGCCATATGCTTATCAGCTTTGGTTTGACACTAGCACAAACACATACAAAGCAAGAAACGCTGCAAACAGTGCTTGGATTTCATTGTTTGGCACAGATTTAACAAATGGCGGCATCAATTTCGGCGACAACGACAAGGCTATCTTTGGTGCTGGCAGTGACTTGCAGA